CAATTTTTTGGAATTACAAGTTTGGTGAGGAAAAAATCTCAGATGATGAAGTTACGTTTTGGTTAGAGTCAGCAAAAAAAGAACATTTCTTCACAACCGATAGAAATATAAAATACGAACTACAAAATGTTTAATGTTTTTATCATTATCTGAAGACTTAGACAATACAACGCAAAAGACGGTAAAAAAAAATAAAACAAATTACTTTGATGTCCGTGAGGAGGAGGCGGTGAAACGATATATCACCGCCGAATCAAGTGAAGAAAAAGAAGAAATTTATAACAAATTTCTTAAAGAACCTCTAGATAAGATGATAGAGTCTATCATTAGAAGGTATAAACTATATAGAAAAGATATGGATTATAATGATGTGCATTCAGATACCCATTCATTTCTTATGACAAAAGTCGATAAGTTTAAACCCGCTAAAAACAAAAAGGCTTATTCCTATTTTGGTACCATATGTAAAAATTACCTAATGGGACAAATCCAAAAGGATCAAAAAGACACCAACAGAAAAGTCTCATACGAAGATATTTCAGCAACCTTAGAAAACCGTCCAGATATGATATATTATTTGGAATTTGAAAAGATGGATGCCGAAAAAATCATAGACATTTTTTTGGAAGATTTAAAAGAATATGTTAACGACACCAAATTAAACGAGAATGAATTTAAATTGGGGTGTGCATTAATTGAACTTTTTGATAACTACGGAAATATTTTTATCGGTAATGACAATAATAAATTTAATAAAAACATTGTTTTACTCTCTCTAAGAGAAATGACTAATTTAAACACCAAAGAGATTAGAATCTATTTAAAAAAATATAAAACTTTATATTTAGAAACGATAAGAAAAATAAATAACGAATACTGATTCCTCAAATATTTATTTATTATGAATAGAACTAGAAAAAAAGAAATATCCTTAAATAAGGATTCTGTATTATCGTTAATGCAAGAAATATATAATGAACTTGTAGAACAGAGATCAACAGCAATTAGAATTCAAAATAAGATGTTAGCTATGCTGAAAGACCCTGAAGATATGACATTAATTGGTCCGGTGATTAAAGAACAACAAAAAATAATTAACGACACAATAGAAAAAAAACTAACCTTATCCAAGTTACAATCAACAATATGGGAAAAACAATCATCATCTAAAGAAGAGAGTTTCACCTTATCAGATATGGACGATGATATGTTACAGACGTTAATTAAAAAAGATATAGATAACGACAATAAAACCTATAAATTATAATTAATCTATGAGTATAGATAATGAAGATGGTATTAATCAAGTTAAAGGTAAAATATCAGCATATCAAACGGTTATTGAAAACAAAGATGCAGAATTAAAAAAACAGAAGGAGAAGTCACGCCAAAAAATAGACAAAAAAAAGAGTGATGTAACAAAACAAATTAAAGACTTAAAAAACAAAAACAAAGACCTACAAACTAAAATAAAAGATAGTACAACAGGGCTTTTTGATCAATTATTGGATTTATATAAAACAACTTTACAAACCAAAATTAAAAATAATAAATCCCTCTCTACAGAACAAAACTCACAGTCTTTTAGTGTCTTAGGTAACATTTTTATGATGGCTGTTGAGAACACCAAAAATAAAATTTCAGAAATACTTGTTGACGAAATAATCACGACGATTGGTTGTTCGGAAGAACAATCCTATGAAAATATGGTAAATGTCGATATATTCGTTAAGTTAAAACATATAGATTTATTTAAAATTTTACAAGTATCGTTTGAAGATCAATATGGTAAGTATGGTTACGAGAGTACAACAACAACAAACGGACAGGTACCCTATTCGATGAATCGGGAGTTATATACAAGATTAACATCACCCCAATCTTTTCAACAACAATACGGACAATCATACATTGGTGCGTCGGGAGCCCAATTAATGAATATACAATATGTCGACAACTACGTAAATCCATTAACCAATTTACCTGAGTATGGTGATTTTTTTAAAATAACACTACTTAACCAAGCAAACGGTAAAACAAAGGTTAGTGATTTTTTAAGGGATTATTTTATGAGTATCGACGTTTTTTCATTAGACTCTTTAATCCAAAACATTTTATCAGAATTGTTTGGGGCAATTGAGTTCGCGATGAATAAACCACTTGAAGACTTAACGGAGATTGAAAAGTTTGTAAGATTTATGAAAAGAATTATGGGTTTGTGTTCTGATCCATCTAAAAAAATTGATATTTCAGGTTCGGGAAAATTTAGTGATTTAGATTTAATTGATGATTCTTTTTTTGAAATATCATCACAAGAACTAAGTATGATGCAAGAAAAAAGTGAAAAAACAGTAAATGGTTTAGTAACTTTTGAGGATTGTGATGAGGTAAATTTACCATTAAACGTTCAAGCAACAACTCAGATATTAGACGATGTTATTAAAGAAAATAAGGCACAAGAAAAAGTTAATTTATTTTTTAATGGTATAGATAATCTTACTAACGATCCAAGATGGGGAGGGTTATTAGGTCCTGACATAAATATAAATTATTCAGTTATTACTGACTTACTTTCTAAATTACCAATGATACTAATTAAAACAATCCTTTCACCAAAAGTTATGTTAGGGTTTATAATAATGATTAAAGCAACAATAAATAATGGGGGGACCTTTTTAGATTTATTGTTTGAAGACATTACTGAATTTTTTAAAAAATTTAAAAAGTTTGTGGTAAACTTTGGAAGAAAAATTATTTCATTATTTATTGAGGAAATCTTCTCTTTGATTAAAAAGAATATTTCACATCTTGTCGAATCAATTTTATTTGATATCGCAAAAGAAGCAAAAAATAAACAATTAGCTATGTACTCAACAATAATTTACATATTAATGATAGTTGGTCAAACTATTGTTGATTATAGAAATTGTAAAAGCGTTATCGATGAACTACTAAAACTTTTAAACTTAGGGTTAAGTCAACTTAATTTAGGGTTACCTATGTTTGTATTAGCAGGATCAAAGTTTTTAGGTGGGGTGTCGGATACTAGATCATTATCAAACACAATAGAGAATCTCCAAAAAGCGGGACTCCCAACAGATACAAATGCTGACGGATCCCCAAATTTGATGAATTTAGCTATGAGTTCAATGATAAAAGGACAAAATAAAGAACAGGCGGAAAATGGTAAAACAGAGGTTTATATTCCACCATTAACGGTATTTGTACCACCATTTGGTGCGGGTCCAGGGATAACAAAACCTGTTAAATCATACGGTAAATCATATTAAAATGAAAAGTGAAGAAGTTTTAGAAATACTTAAAGACTATAAAAATAAGTCAAATAAGGATTTAGTTAGTACGTTAGATTTTTTAAGTGAAGATTTTGAAAAAACAAAAGATCTAATAGTAAAATTAACATATCATTTAGATTCTACTGAAAGTAGTTATAATAAAATATTAGGAGAAATTAATAAACGAACAAATAATGTCTAAAAACGAAATACAAACATCAGATTCATTTTCTCAGGATATGACACAAAATTTTTATTGGGGTGTCTGTTCAGATAATGAAGATCCGTTAATGATTGGTAGGGTTAGGGTTAAACCTTTGATTAAAAATATCGATCAAGTAACTAAATCTGCCGAAAAAAATGGATTTAAACCTGATAGTACTTCAGAAAAGGATGGTCCTTGGTCATCTAAAGATCCTTTCATATTTTTACCCTTCTTACCTTATTTTATAAATCAGGTACCCAAAAAAAACGAAAGGGTGATGATTTTATATTTCGATAGAAAAAGAACAACAGGTAGAAATAAATTCTATATGGTTGGTCCATTTTCATCCCCTATGACTATTTTAGAGGAGGATTATCGTTCATCTAAAACACATTTAGATGATGGTTATGACAACTCTTTAAAAAGTATACCAAACATTAAAAATACTGGTGGAACATATAAGGATCCGTCTAAAGCGGGTGTTTTTGCTGAACCGATAGATATATCGATACAAGGTAGGGATACTGCAGATATTATCATTAAAAAGGATGACGTTCTTATAAGAGCAGGAAAACATTTTGACGCACAAAGAGGTGAAGTCCCTGTGGTTAATAATAATAGAGCTTTCTTACAATTATCTAAATTAGATAAAATACAAAAATATGGTGAACCAGAATCGTTTACTAAACTTGTTGATAGAAAGGATCAAATCCAATTTTTAATTGAGTATTACTGTACAACAACAAACACACAAGTAGACGTATATAGTGGAGGGGTTAGGATAATACAATTACCAACCACTAACTCATATGAAACTGCAACAGATTTTTTTGATTATGACACAGTATTGACGGGACAAAGTTCTTATGGGATTATTTATAATCTAAACATCCAAGCATTATCATTTGATGATTTTAAAAATACAATAGTCAGCACAATTAGACAGTTTCACGATAATCCGACTAAGTTATGTAACATACAAAAAGATCAACAATTCCCATTCTATTATAGACCAAACGAACAAATAAGAAACATTTTAACAAACCTTTCAGGTAATATTGATTTTACTGCGGTCCAAAACATGTCACGTTTAATTAATGAAGTATTAGTTAGTTCCACTGATTTAACACCGGGTTATGGGTTAGTTTATAAAAATTTTAAAACACCACCACCTTTTGATAAAATAGAAGAGGTTATTGTTCCCGTTAGGTTTGAAAAATTGGATAATACTGTTGCAACTTTAGGCGCTGATCAATTATACCTATTAAGTCATAAAACAAGTATACCAGGAAAGGATCAAATAGTTTTAGACAATTCCATATATGGTATAACAGGAGAAACGTTTAATGACATTATAGAACCTAATACCTCATCAATGGTTAGAGGTGAAGAGTTATTTGAATTACTACAATTAATTGTTAATTTTTTAATAACTCACGATCACCCATACCCAATGTTACCACCAAGCCCAATAAGTAGAGGATCGGGAATTTCAACAGACGACGTTCTTAAAAAAATGCAAGAAGCATATATAAAAGTTTTAAATAGTAATATTCGAATTAACTAAGTATTTATAATAAAAGTACTTTAATGTCAGTTCACAAATCATATTTTAACAAATCAAATACATTAATTTATAACTCGTATACGAATACGGGAAGAAATCCAATTGTTGAATTATTTTACGGAAGGTTAGATAATATCGCAACACCTTTAGGGTATAGTAGGTATATTTTTGATATCGATTTAACATCACTTTATACCAAAATAAATGACGGTACCATATCTACAGATTGTTATGGGTATTCAGGGTTATCACACACCCTTAGAATGACTAATACGTCATTTTTTGATAAAGATTTATTAAACGATAAAACATCACAAGGAAGAAGACGAGCAACATCATTTGATTTGATTCTTTTTAGAATACCAAAAACTTCAGGTTCAACCGGATCTCCACAAATTTGGGACAGTGGTGTTGGATATGATTATTATGATTTTGGTATTACAAATCTTAATGATAGGGCGTTCTCACAAAGACCAACAAATTGGTTTGAAAGAACAACCATAAGTGGGTGGTCGACAAATGGGATTTATCGTAACGATAATTCAATTACAGGTTCGGGAGTTAATTACTCGGGGTTAACAATTGTTGATGTCCAACACTTTGAATTCGGAGATGAGGATATTGAATTTGATATGACTAATGAAATTAACTCAATCTTGAGTGGTGGTACAACAGGGACGACAGGTTGGGGTATTGCGTATTATCCACAAATTGAGAATCTTTCGGGATTAACTGAAAATTATTCTGTTGGGTTTTTCTCTCCTCATACACAAACCTTTTATGAACCATTTTTAGAAACAAATTACAATGATTTAATTGTTGATGATAGAAATACTTTCTACGCAGGAAATAATAACAATCTTTATTTATATGCGTTTGATAACGGTAACCCGATTAATTTAGATTCAAACCCAACTGTTGATATATTAGACATTAACGGTGACCCCGTTTCAGGTATGACAGCATTAACTACTTGTTTAGTTACTAAGGGGGTTTATAAAGTAGAAATAAACGGATTGTCATCAACATCAATTCCTTGTTTATATAACGATTTATGGAAGGGATTATCAATTAACGGAGTGACGATTTCAGATGTGGAAAATGAATTCGTGTTGTTACAAACAGGGGGAAATTTCCAAATAGGTTCTAGTGATTCTAAACCTAAAATTTATGGATTTAACTTTGATGGAATTAAACAAAATGAAAAAATATTAAATACTGATATTAGAAAGGTTAATGTTACTATTAAGGAGGCATATACGGCAAACCAACCAATTAATAAAGTTGATGCGTATTATAGAATATACGTTAAGGAAGGTGGGAAAACTGAGGTACAAGTTCAAGATTGGACTAAAATAAATAAAACAACTGATGGATATTACTTTGTATTTGACACAACAGATAAAATACCTAATGAGTATTTTGTTGATATAAAAGTAATTACAGATAAAAATACTGACACCTATAAAAGGGAGTTACAATTTCAAATAGTAAATAAAAAATAATTTGTTATGAATTTAAATAGAATAATTAAAAAAGTTTTATCGGAGGAATCAGAAAAACACTCTTCAAGATATATGTTTTTTTCAAACTTAGAACAAATGAAAAGACAATGTGAAATGTTATTAGATATGGATCAAGATGAAATTGAATCTATATTAGAAAACGGACACGATTGGGCTCAAGATCACATCTCAGAAGCAAAAAATAATATGGATCAAGTGTTTGATTTTCTAATGAATGAAACAAAAAGTGAAAATTATGATGAGATTATTGATGAAGATAGTGACGAGGAAAATGATGAATCCTTGGCGATTAGTTTAAAAAATCCTGATTTGGGTTTGGCGATGTCAGATATGAATGAGGAATTTGAAGAGATAACCGAAAAGAAGAAAAAGAACAAACCTACTAACCCATCTCTATGGCAACAATGTTTATCGTGGGCTAAACAACGTTACGACGTTTGTCCAAGTGCTTATTGTAATGGTGCCGCCGTAAAACGATACAACTCAAAAGGGGGTAAATGGAAAAAAGAATAATTAATTCTTTTTTCTCTTTTAGTGTTTATCCATATATTTATATGTATGGAAACACACAAAAAATGTAGTAAATGTGGTGAATTAAAAAGTGTTAACGATTTTTATCTAACACAACGAGGTAATAGGTGTAAAGAATGTTTATTAAAAGTTACTAGAAATTATAAAAGAAAAAAAAGACTTAATCCTGAACACAGAAAAACAGAAAGTAAAAAACAAAAAGAAAGAAGAGTTAGGTTGTGGCAAAACACATTACTACACGATTCTAAACATAGAAAAATCGAACATACTTTAACGATTAATGATATTAATGAAATGTTAGAAAAACAAAACGGTTTATGTTATTGGTTTAAAATACCTTTAATACCGTCTAATAAACATAAACACCCCCAACAACCATCATTAGACAGATTAGATAGGCATAAAGGGTATACAAAGGATAATGTGGTACTATGTTGTTATTCTGCAAATATAGGTAGAAATGAAAATGATTTAGACACTTGGTTAGAGTTTATAAAATTACTAAATATTATCTAAAATTTGTTTAACTAAAACATCTAAAGACTCATTTTGAGTCTTTTTCTTTTTTGGTTCGTAATGAGTCATTACAGGTTTTTGACCTTTACCTGATTGTGTGTCTTTTTTCTCTGCTCGTCTTTTTTGTTGACACGCCGATTTTTTTGCTGAATCTGACATTTTTGATGCAACCCCTACTGCCCTACATTTTGGGTATCCTTTACTATCCGCGTCAGGTCTACCACAAGGGGGGTGTTTACCGTCGACTTTCCTACAAATGTTAACCCAAGGACCTTTTGGTTGTTTTGAACCTTTTGGTTTTTTCTTTGTTCCAAACCAAACCGCCAAATCTTCATTAATTGTGTGAGCGTCGTGAATATCAAGATCGTAAGATCCGTCTTTATTTTTTTCCCAAACACCTACATTTCCTTTTACATTATTTTTTAATGTTTTTTGTTTTTTATTGTGATTAAACTCACTATCAACAAATTCAGTAAAAGGTTCTAATTCATTTTTTTTCCACTTTTTTAATCCTACACCTATTGGTCCATTATATGTCCCTGCAGTTACGGATGTTGACGATGCTTCATCTATGTTATAATTTTCTTTAATTGGTACAAACGTTTTACCCTTACCTGGATACTGATTAATCACATTACCTTCCTCATCACTAAAAGTTGCGTGTGAGTGATTTTTTATATAGTTAGTATCTTTTTTTGCTTTATTTTCTATTTTTTTAATTTGTTTTTTTGGGGTATCCATTTTACCGTCGTAACTATCATACTCCAAAAAAGGTGAGTCGTATTTAGAAACCTGTATGGTGAATGGTTGATTAGCCTCGTCTTCAAATTCTCGTATCCCAAAAGACACTGGGGCAATGTATGAACCTCTACCGTTAGTTGATGTTGAGGTAGCTTCATTTAGTACTTTTTTTATGATTTCACGTATGTTCATTATTTCTTTTTCTTAATAATAAATATCTGTATATCATTAAATGTAAGTGGTATGAACATAATGTTAATATACCCCAAGTCTCCATCCAAAAAAATCCATTAGTTATCCATAATAAAACGGACACAAAATAAATTGGTAAGTAAAACTTTAATCGTTTTGTTAGGTATAATGGTATTAAACAAGATATAAAAAAAAGTATGGCAAATATATTATGTAACCAAAAATGATCTATCACTGAAAATGATGTTAACAATAATAAAAAAGACGAAGGTATTTTCCATTCGTCTAATTCAAAAAAAAAATAACTAACAAGCGCGTTTGTGATAATAAATAAAAACTGTAGATTAGTTTCCCATACCTGTGATATCGAACTTAATTCTCCACAATAAAAATAAATAATAAAAGGTTGTAGTATGGCGATAACTATAACAAACAACCTTCTAAAAAAATCAAAATTTAATGTCATTTAATTATTTTTCTAACAGTACCATCATCATATACACCAAATATTAACCAGTCACTGTCATTACTTACTTGTTGACCCATTAAGTTTATATATTTGACAATAGTTTTGGTGTATTTTATATTATCTAATACTATTGGTCCATATATTTTATATTTTCCGTCGTAATCATATTGAACTAATCTATAATAGTTAATCACACTATTATGGAAAAAGTCTGAAAAACTATAATCAATTTTACTGTCACTATAACCCATAGCCGATTTAACCCCCACTAAAACCCACGATTCACCATCATCACTTCTTTCTATATTAAAGTAGTCTGAGTTATGTTCTGAAGCTGTTGACCAAGTTAAAAAATTAAACGCAGGGTATTGACGACCCTCAAAATATAATAACTCAACAGGTAAAATACCATCGACAGTTATTAATAAATTTTTATTTACTGTGTTACAACTATTTAAAACTGTGACTAAAACTTCACCATCCGTAGTTGTTGTAGGCCAAGTCAAATCAACCGAGTTAGTGTTTGATATATTCGTAACCCAACTTGACGTACTACTTTCTCTATAATCCCATTGGTATGATGTTGCGTTTGGATCTAAAGGTATTGAGTAATTTTCAGTTGTTCCAGCAATAATAACTGAATTACCCGTAATAGAAGATATTGAAGAAACCGTAGGGTTTACTGTAATCGTTCCGTTTGATGTTACTGTACCGCATCCACCCGTAAGAGTTACAACGTAATTGAATGTTCCTGAAACTGAAGGAGTCCCCGTAATTGTAACAACATTATTATCCCAATTACCCAAAACCCCCGTAGGTAAATTTGAAAAAGTGGAACCTGTAGCCCCTTTAGTATTGTAAGTAATATTAGTTATTGGGGTATTTTGACATAAAGTTTGATTATTTGTACCAGCAGAAGACGATAACGTAGACGTGTTATTTACGGTATTAAGATATATTGTAAATGTTCCTGGAGTATCATACGTAACATTTGTAAAAATTCTTAATCTATACGTTGTATTCATTGATAATCCTGTAATATTTGTTGGGTTTGGTGTGATAATATTAAAATCACAATTAGTATTTAATCCTGTTGCTAAAGTCCCACACGTTGTGTATATTTCTACCCCAATCCAAGTTGCGGTTCCTAAAGTCGCATATAAATTAACTTCAGTGTTATTACCTGTCGTAAAGGTATACCAAACGTCTCTAATTGTTCCTGTGGCATCACAAGTGGGATTAGATAACCCATCTGTGGTAATAGAACCTATAGTTGTCCCCGCAGTTCCTGTGGATGAACCAGGACATTGTAATGATAATAAAGTGGCGTTAGCGCAAGCGTCGTTTGACGGTACCGCAGGTGGTGTCCATACAAACGTCAATCCTGACGATGGAAAACAAGAAGCCGCAGATGTAAATCTAACGGTGTGTGCTATTGATGTTCCTGCAGTTGTACCATTCGGTGCTCCCCAATTTGGTGTTGCATCTGGCACACTATTAGTTAATCTTCTATTATTAAAGTCCGTATTTACCGAACCTCTCAAACCAACCATAGGTTGATACGTGGTATTATTAGCAATTGTGGTCATATTACCATATATTATACGAACGACACGGGTTGATTTATTTATTCTTATTTGAAATGAAAATCTTTCAACAGTACTTTGTGAAAATCTTGCAACATTTTGCCACTGAAAAACAACTTCGGTACCAACATCTTGCCATCTTCTTTCATATACTTGTGTTGCTAAGGCGGTACTTCTTAAATCCATATTCATACCACAAATAATACCTGAAGCACTTGCTGTGGATGATATTGCACCGGTAGTACCATTTCCCGTTGTTGTGGTTGCAGGATTTAACCAAATGGCACCATCAGCAGTCATATTAACGGCCGTGATTGTGGTACCATTAAAAATAAATTGTGAACCTGAAGGTATTGTAAAATAACTACCGTCCGCATCGTAAGAGGTTGCACCTGCGGTTGTCGTCACTAATTGTGTACCACCAACTATAGGTGTATATGTTCCCGTAGTTTCACTAAAAGTGTAATATCTAACTTGCCCGTTTACTATAAACGTAATAAAGAAAGATAAAAGAATTATTAAGTATTTTTTCATAAAAATTGTGATTATATATAATAAATATTTGAATTAATTTATTAATTTAAATCAAATTAATAAAAAGATTAATAAAATTATTATATAACAAAAAAAGGAGACAATTTCTTGTCTCCTTTGTAGGTTATTTTAAGGTTTTGATTATCTCAATTCTCTTAAATCGAATGTTCTAACACCATCAACTGTGATACGTCCGTAGAAACGGTTGTTAACCATTTTCTTAGCGTATCTTGTCATTATACCTTTAATCGGAGTAAAGTTGAATGGGTTATACATTGTAGGTGTTAATTGTAGAGGTACGTACGGTGCGTAAACATATCCTGTGTCTAACAATGAAGAACCTTTGTGACCCAACAATACTGTGTTTGGTGGGAAGTAAGGGTCTCTATACACTTGGTATCTTCCTGCTAATGTACCAACTCTTTCAATACCCATATTGTACTGATCTTGCTCAGGAGATGCGTTAGATACGTGGAAGTATTCTAAATCATCAAAGATTGCAGAAATCTCAGAAGAAACTACGATCCAGTTAGCCCCACCTCTCAATGTAGATTTGTGGATTTGTGCTGAAATTTGGTTAATCGCAGTAACTAAAGTTTGATTCCAATCTTTCTGAGTGTACTGAGTTAATGGGTTAGAAGAAGTACCTCTTTTCCATCCGTTGTAATCCCAACGTAAGTTCCAAGCTGCTCCTTTACGTAAGTCACGTAAAATTTCACGGTCGATTTCTGCCGCCACTTGTTCAGACAATAAAGCTGTTAATTCAGCTTCAGCATCGATGTTATGGAATGCAGAAACGTCTTGTGCTAATTCAGGAGACCATTGTGCTCTTAGTTTTCTTTCAGTTACAGAAACAGTTACTGATTCTAAATCGAAAGAAACCTCACCAATTTGGTCTTCAAATTCCAACTCTTTATATCTTCTGAAATTACAAGTAAATTGTGTTCCTGCAGTTGCAGAACCTGCGATTGTAGTTGTTAATCCAGAATATCCGTCGATTGAGTTAGCTCCAAGAGAACAAGGAACTTGTAAATCAACTTCTAAATAGATAATACCATCTTGTGAACAAAGATTGTCATAAGCTCCACCATTACCTGTTGAAGACCAAGTAGTATTAGATTGTGTACCATATTGTACGATACCTTTACCATATTTTTGAGTTACAACTCTAAATAACAAGTCACCATTACCCGCTCCTGAGAAAGCACCGCCCGCAGTAGTAACTGCATTAACTTTCAAGTCAGAAAGGAACGCTTCGTTGTCCATTTCTTGTCCGTCAGGTCCGATTAATTTACCAGCACCTGCATTAGAGAATCCTGACATACCGATTAATACTTTTCTGTATTCACCTGCTGAGTAACCTGAAGAACTTAACGTACCACCTATCCAAGCAACAGTACCAACTGCCGTTGTAGTGATAGCGGTATAAGCACCTTTAGAGTAATCAAAAAGTCCTGCAGGATCTAATCCAGCTTCGTTACCTTCGTAGAATCTATCGTAAAGGTTTTTATCATTAGCTCCATAAGCCGCTTGTGATTGTGCTTGAGTTGGTCCACCAACAGCACCAATAGGTCCGTAGTGTGCGATTTGATTTGATTCAGCCGCTTGGTATCCTTGGATTTTAGGTACAAAGTAGAACAATTTACCAATAGGTAAGTTCATAGCTTGTACAGATACTAAATCATTAGCCAATAATTTAGAGAATACACGTCTAACGATAGGGAAAACTACAGTTTCGAATGAACCTGAACTATCAGTAGATGCCGCTTCGTTAATTAGGTGAGAAGCTTGGTTTTCATACAACTGTGCCATATTCTCTTTAATGTGTCCTTTAAGACCGTCTAGGAATCCTAATCTATCCCATTTGTTAATTGTATCTTCTTTGATAACTTTCAAGTGTTTTAACCCGATGTTACCAACAAGACCTGATTCTAATAATGCTCCCATTTTTATTTTTTTAATTTGAGTTTATTTGTTTATTTATTTTATTTTTGTCATCAAATCCTTCATTCTCATAAATTGTGGATTTTCGTACGTTTTACTTTCAATCAAATTAGATGCTGATCCGGTTTGTGGAGTTTTAATTACTTTTCTTTGAATAGATTCAGTAACTACATCACTTCCCACACCTTTTCCGTCTAATTCTTTTTTGATTGATTGGTAAAGATTTTTAGATTCTTTCAAAGAATCAACCGTGTCGAATCTTCTAAGAATATTTAATTTTTCTTGTTTTGTTGTTGTGTTTTCAGTAAACAATCTTGTTGAATACGCCAAGTTAGCGTTGAATACTGCAACTTCATTTAATTTTGTTCTAAAGAAATCTAAAGCTTTTTTGTATTCTTCATTTTTCTCTTTTAACAAATTAATTTCTTTATTAACAGATTCTTTTCTTAATTGACTTGGTGCTGCTACTCTGTCTCTTTCGGCTCTTCTTCTATATGTCATAGTTCTTGAAGCTTCAGTAGTTTCAGCAGTATCCATCATCCCTTCGTTATTTTCTTCTTCCCACTCGTTGAATTCTTCCTCATCCATTTCTGTTTCGGTAACTCCGTGTTTAATTGAAGGATATTTGAATTTTGGACCTTTACCTGTTTTTTCAGATTTCGTACCATTAGACATACTGTCTTTAAATCCTTTAACGTTAACTGATGTTTTAGTCATACCGTTACCTGCTTTACCCATTCCGACACCTTTTGCTTTAAAAGATTCCATAACAGATTCAAGTTCGTTAACATCTAATTCGTAAACATTTTCTTCTTCGTCAAAATTGGGTTCATCGAATTTAAATTTATCGAAAATATTTTCGTCTAAATCTTCTTCGTCTTGTTCGTCTAAGTCTTCTTCGTCTTGTTCGTCTAAGTCTTCTTCGTCTTGTTCGTCTAAGTATTCCTCATCTTGTTCGTCATCAAAACTCAACTCATACAAAATATTCTCATTCATTTGGTCACCCATAAAATCTTGAGTATTTGTTTCATCCGCTCCCGTTCTAATAATGTATTCATTTTCACCGTCTTTAAGATATATATCATCTTGATCTTTGGCTACAATGATTCCATCTTGATCACCCATCGCTCTGAATACTTTAAGTACATCAGACATAGGTGCTTTTGTTAAATTTAACGGAGGCATTTCTTCATTATCACCCTCATCTGACAATTCAAAATCGTCAATTGCTGGTACCTCTTCTTCAGGATTTACATCCATATCTTCAGGTTCCATTTCGGGTTCTTCTACGTCAACTTCATCTTCTACATCCACCTCAATTTCTGGGTCTTGTTCTTCTTGTTCACGTAATTTTGTTTTTTTAGAACCAACAAGTGATTCTCTAACTAATTCACTGATTTCTTCCTTCATCGTCGAAGCAAGTATTCCTTTTGCGTTTTCACTAATAGCGTCTTCAACTGCTTTAATTTGTAATAAAGCATTCTCCACTATCGATTTGTTATTTTCAGTATTCATCTAAAAAGCAATACGTTAATCGTTTATTTTAAGATAAATATGTTGATAATTGAAAAAAGTTTAGTTATTTGGTAAATTGGGGTAATTTTTTATTTTAATAGGCAAAAAAAAAGACACACCTTAGTGTATCTTTTTTCGTTTAAGTTTTTAACTATTCAAAAACCTCGTCAATTTTACTTTCCACAATTGCCGTGATTCTCCAAGGTAATGTGTAGGTTTGGTACGCCTCCGTAACTTTAGCTTCAACATCCGTTGGTGAGTATGCCTTTACCAACTTTTCCTCTTTAATTTTTTTTACTTTACCTGAGTTTTCGTCTACCATATCTGTGGTGACTCTTGCTACAAAATACTTTTCATCCATTTCTTAATAATTTTATTTACCTAAATAATCGGATAATCTATTCATTAAGTCAACAGATTTACTCAAAGGATTAGATGTATTATCAGTTTTTTCGTTTTCAGTTAATTTTTCTTCGTATTTCGATCTATCATCTTTATTTAAATAAAGATATGCGCCAGGAGTTGATGGAGAAGAGACTAAATCAAAACATATTAGTTCAAAATCTTCTTGAACTTCATTTTGTTCCCCCTTTTTAACCAATGAACCAACACCACGAGATGATACCCCCATAGTTACACCTTGTCTCATCATATTTGCCGCAACGTCACCTTTTGATGAAACGATACCTCTTTCGTGAAAACCTGGTGTAGTTAACAATTGAATTTTACCCATCAGTACGTTACCTTCCCACCACACTTCAGTTATTGTATGGGAAACCCTATCTAAATCTATAAGTGAGGATTCTGGGTGATTAAGTTCGGAAATCGCCATCCCTCGATTAATCATTTCTTTATATTTTTCAGCTTCTCTTTTTAGAATCTTTTCGGGGTAAACTCTACCATTTCTATTTGGTACTCCATACTTTTGTAATGTTGCATAAAACACAAATGGTTTTGAATGATCCAATTGTCCGTAAGATTCTTTTAATACTAAACTATTTCTTGTGTCGTTAGGGTTGATTATTCCTGAATCCCATTCAACTAAAATTCCTTTTCCTATATCGTTAGGTCCTAATATTTTCATATTGTTTTTTAAGATAAATATTAGATACTTGTCGTTTCTTTCATTTTAGTCTTACTTAAAGCAAAATACTTTGAATTTTTTAAATCATCTTTATAAATTGCCTGTAAAATATTCTTAATTTTACTTCTTAAAATTAATGATTTGAAGTCTGTTGTTTTATCGTTAACAAATAGGGTTATTTCTAAATTTAAAAAACTCTTTTTATTCTTTTGTATACCACTGGTTCTTAAATCTAAATCAACAATTTGTTTTCTTTCGAAAGTTGTTCTATCCACCACCTCTAAAAGGGTATGTAACATTTGTCTTTTAATTTCACCAATAATCCTATCCCACCTCTCAAAGTCATCTGTTGGTTCTACCCACGTTTGTAACACTAAATAAATTGATTTTAACTCTTTAGAGTCAACAGTACCGTAGTAACATTTTGCATCATCAAAAAGATTTAATTTTGATGTTTTTCCTTTTTTCATTTTTCATAACTTAATCGTTTATTGTTAAGTTAAATATAAAAAAACTTTTATCGGTTGTCAAAATAATAAAAACCCCCCGTTAATAGGGGGGTAGTAATTAAAATAGTCTTAATTTAAAAAGAAAAATCACTCAAATAACTAGTCCTTTTTCTCTTCAGATTTTTTACCAAAGATTTTTTCAGTCGACGTTAATCCTAAACAACCAAACGCCAACATTGCTACTGCGTTTACTAATGTATCTGACGGTTTAATGTCTCCGTGTGTATAACTATTAAAATATAGTGTTGCACAAAGAGAAACACCACATAGAATACCAATAAAACGTTTAGATGATGCGTTACCGTTTGAGTCTTTAAATAACTTACCGATACCTAACAAAAATTTTTTCATAGTCCCAAATTTAATTTTCTTAGTTTATATAAATTATAATGATCTTCTTTAGATTCATTAATTTTTTTAATTGTACTTTCTATTGCTCCAACTAACTCAGAGTCTTTTTCTTCATTTAAAGTTCCTTTTAAACCTTTAATAACATTTTCTTTAAGTCCCACCATTTCGGTTTTTACCTCATCAAGAGTTAACGTTAAAATTGAGTTTAATTCTGATCTATCAGATTCGTTTAAACTTGAAAACTCATTTTTTAGAGTTTCGTTTGCGATTTTAACCATTGATGATATTGGTAAGTTACTTGTGTGAGAAGACTCGTTTAATTTCTTACTTTCAGAAATTAATGTTTTTTTAATTTTATTTTTAGATTCTAAAACACTTTCTAAATTTTTTATTCCTGTTTTGTATATAGCATTATCTATATCGGAATAATTGTTAGAGGTTCCTTTATTCCAAGAATTAATCCAAACATTAACTTCGTCCAATCTTTTAGATTGACTCTCTATTAAAATTTGTGAATACTCAACCGACTCGTTTATATAATCGTTAATAATATCATTAGGAAGTCCTTTATTTGATGATAAATCATCATAAATATAATACAACTCAGATAGGTCTTTATTTTCTAAAACAATATGTTTGAATTCAAACATAAATCTTTTGAATGATGGTTCTTTCGCTAATTCAATAGCGGTATTTTCTATTTTTGTTTTAATTGTACCAAAAGTGTTCATACGGTTTTAAATATAAATATTACTTATCTATCAAATCGTTCAATTTTTTGTCGATCAAATTTAAAGATACCCTACCTTTAGATAAATCCATATAACCGGAACCATTAATAAATGTCTCCTCCAATATTAAATCTAAATCGTTTCTAACTAATCTTTCAGGAGTTAAACCCCCTTCAGGTGGTGGTGCTCCTCCACCTAGTTCAGGACCTCCTCCCATATCAGGTGGTGCTCCTCCTCCCATATCAGGTGGTGGTGCCCCACCTTCCTCTGAAGGTGCTGCTGCTTGATCTGAAGATGTGTTATTACCGTAAAGCTTATCTATATTATCGAACAAACCTGTTTTAGTAATCACTTCGGCAGTTTTAGCTAATTCTGCAGAAACTGCTCTTTCAATTCTTTGTTGTTGTATGTCTAATCTTATTTCTTCGTCTGAGAACCCAAGAATATGTTTTTTAGCCCAAGACGCCGATACAGGAGCCACTGAATTAGCTACTTCTGCACACGCATCTTTGTAAAGGACGATTTTTTCTTTCCATATCTCAAGAGATAATAACTCACCTTGTTTAGATGGGTTGTTTAACGATAAGGTAAAGTTTGTTAACTCATCTTCAAACCCTAATAGAAATAAATGAATAATTGCAATCTTATTTAACTCAGCCAACATAGATTTTTGAATTCTATTGATTGTTCTTGCAAATCGAATGTCAAGTAAAGATAAGTTTTTACCATCACCTACAGCCTCTTCAAACCCTAAATACGCTTTAGGTATTCTCAATGCCGTTACCAATTTCTTTTGGATATATTCGATATCTGCAATTTCTGCTAAGTTAGTACCACCTGGAAGTGTCTCAATTGGGTTCGTTGCTGACGCATCCCTAACAGGGATAAAGTAATCTTGATCAACAGCCATTTGGTTATATCTCATATCAACATTACCCGTTTTGTTATCAACGATTTGATCTCTTTTAAATTTGTTCGCAACTCTTTGTACGTATGGGTCAACATCTTTATCATCCATATTACCAACGAAAACTTTAAATACTCTTCTTTCAGGTGCTCTTGAAACTCTATATATTAACATCGCATCTTCAGATAATAATAACTGTTTCCAAATACGACGAGCCTTTTCTAACATAGAAGTACCATAAGGTAATTTTCTATCATCACCCAATAATCTAAAATGTCCAATTTCCCACGTATTAAATTCCATATTTTTTTCTTTCCATACGAATTTTAATGCGTCATTTTCAGTTTCTTGAGAATATTTATCAGGTTGGAACCTCATCCCTTTCTCAAGTCTTTCTATTTGGATATTTGGTAATTGTTGACACCCTACAATACCTTTCTCAGGATCTAATTTTAAGTAAACAAAATTATCCCCAAACTTACAGGTATTTCTTGTCCACATAGCTAAGTTTGTATTTATATCTAATTTTGTTACAAACAAATCAGTTAATACTTGTTTTATTCTTTTTGACTCCGAAAATATTTTAATAATGTGTCCGTCTTGATCTGGAGTTGTTGATTCCTCAGCATAGATATCAAGCGCTGCTGAAATTTCTGGAGTGTATTCCATAGATTCATAATCATAATATGACGCCATTCTTGTTGGTTCGTAATAAACCGCCTGTTGATATAAGTTACTTTCTACTTTCTGCCATTGTTTACCGATATATACTGTTTGTTGTGCCTGTAATTTCTCAGTTTCAAATTCTTGCTTATTTGTTGTTTTTAGTAATTCCTTTTTATCAAATTTAAATACTGGTGCTTGTTGATCTAAAGTTGCGTTTGGTCCGAAGACTTTACCCAACCTTTGCCAAACCGTATATTTTTCTTGTGCCATAATTGTTTTTTTTTTAAAAGTAGTATTGAAAATTAAAAATTAAACTCTTCTATTTCCGAATAACCATAAATACTGTTCATAATCACTTTTAGTGACTGTGTTTCTTTCTTGACCATAACTACCGTACGTCGATACGGGTATTCCGGGGTTAAAATTTTGATGTGAATCTGCAAACACCTTAGTGTCTGTTGTCCAAGATTCAATCATCGCCTTTGCTTGTTCTGTTGCCTTTTCTAATTTAGAAAACGATGTTTCACTAACGTAAATCGCCATAGCCATAGCCATAATCAAATCATCGTGTTGTCCTTTTTGATGATCAGGTCTACCATTCACATAAACGAACGTGTTTAATTCATTGAAAAGTCTTTGTGATCTAACTTTAAAATCGTGTCTAAGACATTCCTCAAAAGCCGCCACTATTTGTACACGTTTAGAATTAAAGTTAATTCCAGGAATTTTATCATTTGCTTTTGGGTCCCACTTCCATTTATCTGCAGGATTAATTCCATCAACATATAGGTTTTTATACCCAAGTTCCTGTAATTTTCTTGATGTCGCAACACCCATACCTCCAGTAATATCCGTTACAATAAAGGCACTATACATTATCCCCCATTTATACGCAATTTCAGCAACAACATCGGGAGGAACCTTACCTATATACTCAACTACTTGTTCCTTCTCGTCAAAGTCAATAATTGTAAACGTGGTAAAATCCTCACTATCCCCACGAGAAACATCCATACCTAATATGTATTTGTGTCCAGCAACGGGTTCCTTCCACTGCCAAAGAGCACCACCCATTAATTTGTTTTCGGGTTCTTTAATATGTTTTTCCTTTATAGATTTCATTGTTTCAGGTGGTATTACGTTATCCCCTGAACCTAAAAAGTTACACTCCAACTCCTGAGAAATTTTTCTCTTGTCGAATTTTAATTTTTTAGCCATTGCTTCAAACCAAGAACTGTATGCTTTGTACCCACCATTCTCAATTTTTTGTTTTATATCTTGAAAATTACGATCACTAACTTTGATTTCACTATAGTCAATTGTTATTTCATCATCTTTATAATCTGCTCGGTTTAACATATAATGAACAATGTCATCACATTTAATTAATTTTAAATCTTTAGAATATCTAGGATCCCTAAACCAATACATTTCAGTAATTCTGAAGTCATTCCTACCTTTTATTGCTTCACTATAAATTGAGTAGTAGATTGGGTCGAATCCGTTTGGTGTTGAAATGACGATTACTTTACCTCCTGTGGATAGGGACGCCATACATGCAGACCAAAAATCTTCATCTGCGTTGATGTATGCAGCCTCATCAAAAATAAGAATCGTAGGAGTATACCCACGTAAAGCATCCTTTGATGTTGCAACCGCCTTAACCTCACATCCATTAGTTAGTTTAAAATGTCTTTGTGAATTTTTTTCCGATGAAAAACCAACACCTAACCATTTAGGCCATTGATCAACAAACGCACGGACTTTATTTGCCATCTCAACGGCGGTATCCATTTTGTTTGCAATAATTAGAATTTTTTCAGGTTTCTTTTTGTTTGCAAATATCAATCTTTTAGAAGCCCAAGCGGAGGTTACGGTAGACACACCAGCTTGTCGATATTTTAACGCAATATTTTCTTCACACTCGTCATAATCTTTTACTAGTGTTACTTGATCATTAAAAAGTTCTAAAGGAACGTATTGTGATTGGGTATTATCGTATGTTTGTAAATACGTTTTTAATGCGTACGGCGTGTCCTTTATGCATCTCGCATATTCTAATAACGCCTGTTCCTTTGTTAAACTCATTCATTATCTTTTTTTGTTGATAACTTTTAAAAGTTCTCCTTTAGTTGTGTGTGGTGGTAAGTGATTTTCGATTAGTTTTAAAATACTTTCTTCTAATTTTTTAATTTCGTCGTTCTCTTTGGTTTCTACTTTTTCAGGTAGTTTACTTGTTTTAGTTTTCGCAAAGTCTTTTACTTGTTTTTTAGACATTGAGTCTACCACTTTTTTTACTTTGTTTCTATAACTTTTTGGAATATCTTTTAATTCTTTATCCCCTTTTTCTACTGAGTATGCAGCACCCATTAAACCGTGTTGTTTTTTAGATACAGATTTTTCTGTTACCTCTTCCTCTTCTCCAATTTCTACATTTACACCTTTATCTGTGTATTGTTTTATTTGTTCCGGAGTTGATCCAGTTTTCATTTTTACTGATCCCTTTTGTTCGTTTAATTTTCTATATAAAACGTTTATTTGAGACTCGCTCAAATTTTCAAGGGTATTAATTGAAAATCCCTCTCTAAGAAGGGATACCATTTTAGGATTCATATGATTCATCTTGTACTAAATTTTTTTCCCATTTTAATACGACATCTCTTTCGTATAATTTATTTTCTACAGAATCAACACTATCTCCGTATTGAAACACTAGTCGTTTTCTTTTGTGTATTAATATGTCATCACTATCAGACTTTTCCCAAGCCAAGGATATAACACCATCAATAGCATCATAAACACCAAAAAAATCAGAATTTTGTATTAGGTTAAGTTCTATTTCAGAGTTTTTTAAAACTCCAACTTTTTTTATGTAATTTACATCAGGAGGTAAAGGTTTTCCAGCTGCCGGTTCGGCATCCCAGTCGTCACCCCAAACATCATCTAAATCTGAAAATATAAATTCATATATATTATCACCTTTATAGTTTGGTCCCAATTCGTTTACATATACTAAAATCATAAAATTCTTCCTCTTGGTGTTACTTTATATTGTTTACCTTCAATAACAAAAATTAAGTTCTCTCTATTTGTTTTTCCGATAAACTTTGCGTTTTTATAGTTTTCTAAAATAGACATACCTTTTTCTGATTGGATTTTACTTTCACTAAGAGATTCTATTTCAGATTTAACTGATAATTTATTTAATTTGTTTTTTAAAAAATCTTTTTTTCTTTTCTCCTCAAGTATTGGTTTTTCGTTGTCCTCAACAATGAAATAACTTTTTAATACTTTATCAACTGACGATTCGGTTACTGGTGGTTGAGGCATCTCTTCAGGTGTTTCTTCCATACCCATATCCATATCGTTATCCTCAAAATCTAAATCTCCAGGACCTTCTTCACCATACTCATCTGACTCATCAAATTTAGAAAGGACATCATCTTTGTCGTCCTCATCTAAATTCTCTAAATCTAATGCCGATATAATTGAATTTAAAACGTATTTAATGTCTTGGGAATCTAACCCTTTTTCTTTATCAAACGCTCTAATTTTTTGACTTAATCTTCCTGTTAATTTTTGGATTGATTTTAAACCAATTGGACCTTGTTGTTCTTCGTCATCTGAAATGTCGTCACCCATTTCATCAGCAGGTGACATTCCCATATCATCAGCAGGTGGCATTCCCATATCATCAGCAGGTGGCATCCCCATATCGTCGGATGGAGGTGTTGAACCCATATCATCTACTGGTGGGGGAGTCATACCCATATCGTCCGCAGGTGGAGCCATTGTCGTGTCAGGACTTGGAGGTGGAGGTGGTGGTGGAGGTGTTGCTGTATCCATAGGTGGAGTTGCAACATCGGTTTTTGGTTTAGGTGTTTTTAAAATGAATTTTTTTTTTACATCACCTTGTTCTCCGATAAGTGGTACGTTTTCTTCAAACCCTGTATTTCTATTAATTTCAGAAACCACTAAATTTAGTTTTTTCATCGCCTCAGAATATGAACGGTAATATTTTCTATGTCTAATAGAATCAGAATAATCAAGAGACGATTCATTTAAACCGCTTTTAATAATATATCCTAATTTTTCTTTTACTATTCCGTATGTATTACCATCAGATAATTTAATAGTATAGTTTGTAGTTGAAAGTTCGTTAGTTTCGTTTTTAGGTACTTCGTTATAACGAGCAATTTCCATTATACGATTTATTTTGTCCATACCTTGTAATTTCTCACTACCTAAAGGTCTTAAATCTCCCATTTTTATTTTATTTTATTTTTAATTGTTTAGTCCGTTAAATCCACCAATAGCAACAGCATTACATTGTTTTGCTTGTTGTCCATTGGCATCAGTCCACTCAGGTTTAGGGGTTGCAAAAGTTACAATTGCTGTCCCACCAGTAACGTTATTGGCAATACCCGTTACTACTGTCGTATAATATGATGTACAAGCTGTTGTTGGCATAATTTTTTTTATATAAATATATTGTAATTTAGTAATTTACTAATTATTCGAAATTTTCTTGTTCTAAAGACAATTTTTTATCAACAATTTCGTTTTTGAAGTTCTCTAATTTATTAATATAACCGTTTCTTCTCAAAAATTTAAACACCAAATTCTCATAAGAAAATTCACCTTCTTTCTTTAATCCACAAGTTCTATATTTTCTTAATTTTTCCCTGTATTTTTTAACAAGACTAATCGCACTTTCTAAATCTTCGTCCTCAGCATTTTCCAAAACACCATCAATAATGTCCATCCATTGTTGTGATTTTTGTTTTAATATTTTTTTATCTATTTTAAAACTATTTTTTTCTGGAATTCTTATCCATTCATTATTTAGTATTGAATAGGATCCGGCACTTTCTTCGGGTTCATTAATGTCTTGGACATATAATTCGGTTTCAAACCCTTTTATTCTAATGTCGTGAGCGGCGTTGAATACCGTCTTTTTAAGTCTAAATAATTCTTTATGTAATTCCACCTCACCCTCAAACTCGGATGAATCGTACACTACGTGAATATCAAAATCGGAAAACTCACTCCAATTATAACCAACTAATGATCCGATAAAAATTATATCGTGTACAAAAAAATCTTTATCCAAGTAATCTATGAATATTTGAGCTACTTTTAATAATCTTTCTCTGATTTCTTTTTTTAGGTTTGCCGATTTCGCATCTTCAGGTGAATCCCATATATCAGGGTTTAATTCATCTTGAAGATAAAAACTATTAATGATTTTTTCAGTGTTATCCATATAAAGATAAATATAACGGACTATTTAATTATCCAATTTTTTATATTTGTATGTTTTGGAAATGTTAGAGTTAAAGAACTTACCTTGTGATTCTGACAACCTAAATTGGGCGTATACGTTATGGGGTACTTTCTCGTATTCATATTTAATACCATTTTTAAATTCAACCACAAGAGAGTTTAATTCACTATCATATATGGTTGTCTTCATATTGCTCGAATCTATTTCACAAGTAATTTTTGTACCGTCTATTGTTGTTCTTTTAATTGCCATAATTAATTATTTAATGGGGTTATATTATCTATTGATTTAAGTTTTATTTGAATATAATCCGTTAAGTCATTAATGTCAATTTCAAACCCATAGTCTTCTATGGTTTTAATTGTTTTATCTCGTTCATTTTGAAACTTATGAAAAAGACTCATTAAATCTTGTGGGTAATATGGTGGTTTTTCTAAATCTTTGTCGGACCACCCTTCTCTTTGTAATACTAATCTAATTCTAAAATAAATCTCTTCTAATTTTTCAGTTAGTTTTAATTCATCTATAAATTTTTTCCATGACTCCATTTTTATAAATATACGTGAAATAAAAAAACCCACCATTGGTGGGTTTAGATTACTTTAACTCTTTTATTTTATCTCTGAGTTTTATTGCTGATTCATAATCTTGGTTCTTAACACATTCGGATAGTTCCTTTTCTAATTTAGACAACTCCTCTTTATTTTCCTCAATCTTTTTAATCTTATCCCGTAACTCCACAGCCATCTCAAAGTCTTGATTTTTAACTGACAACTCAAGTTTATTTTTTAATGATTGCAATTCATTACCCTTCTGTTTAGGTTGTCTTGTTAGATAAGAGTATGTTAATGAACCATCAGGGGACATAAACGTGGTTCTTACCCATTCTCCATTCTCGTCAGAACCCCTTTCTGTTTTTTCTTTACCATTAGGTTTTAATTCTGATAATAATAGTTCGTTTAAGATATCAAAATCATTAAAAAAACGATTAAAATTTCTAAATAACATAATTTATTTTTTTTATAAGTTTATTTTGGTATATTTTATTACCAAATAAATGCCAAAAATTAAAACTATGACATTTTGTCAGTTTAATATAATACCATCACAAAATAGAATATAATAATTGATTATTATTCTAATTATAATTAAACTTTAAAAAAAAGACTAATATGATAGAATCTGTAGACGGAAGTGAAAAACCAAAAAATAAAAACCAAGACGGACAAACAAAAACCCCTGTATTAGATAACTTTTCAAGAGACTTAATTAAGTTGGCTGAAGAGGGTAAATTGGATCCTGTAGTTGGTAGAGAAGATGAGATTAATAGAATCGCACAAATTCTTTCAAGAAGAAAAAAGAATAACCCAATCATATTAGGAGAACCTGGTTGTGGTAAAACCGCTATTGTTGAAGGATTGGCTAAAAAAATATTTGAGGGTGATTGTCCTCAGAACTTATCAGGTAAAAGAATTGTGTCATTAGATATGACATCTATCGTTGCTGGTACAAAATATAGAGGTCAATTTGAAGAACGTATGAAAGTTATTATTGAAGAACTATATGCAAACCCTGATATCATTATTTTTATCGATGAGATACATACTATGATTGGTGCAGGTAATGCTTCAGGTTCTATGGATGCGTCTAATATCTTTAAACCCGCACTTTCAAGAGGAGAGTTACAATGTATTGGGGCGACGACTTTAGAAGAATATAGAAAAAACATCGAAAAGGATGGTGCCCTTGAAAGAAGATTCCAAAAAGTGATGGTAGACCCATCCACAAAAGAAGAAACTTTACAAATACTTCAAAATTCAAAGGATAGATATGAAGAACACCACAAAGTAAAATATACCGATGAGATATTAACATTATGTGTTGAGTTGGCAGATAGATACATTACCGATAGAGAATTCCCCGATAAGGCTTTTGATATTATTGACGAGGTTGGAGCTAGATCACAGGTTGAAATTAAATTACCTGAGATTATCGAGAATCTTAAAAAACAAGTTCAAGACATCAAAGAGGAAAAGGTTAAAGTAATTAATAGCCAAAGATATGAAGAGGCGGCAAACCTTAGAGATAAAGAAAGAAAGATATTGTCAGACTTACAAAAAGAAAAAGAAAATTTTGAAAAAAATAGGAACCTTAATAAACGAGAGGTAACTGAAGACGTGGTTTATGATGTGGTTTCTTTAATGACTAAAATTCCTATATCTAAAATCAACACTGACGAAACAGAACATCTAAGAACACTTAAAGAAACTTTATGTACTAAAGTTATTGGTCAAGATGATGCTGTTACTAAGATTGCTAGATCAATACAAAGAAATAAAGTTGGTTTAAATGATCCAAAAAAACCAATATTTAGTGGGTTACTGATAGGTAATTCAGGTGTTGGTAAAACGGAGTTAGCAAAACAACTTGCAAAACATATGTTTAACAGTGAGGACGCACTTATCAGATTAGATATGAGTGAATTTTCAGATAAAATATCAACATCAAAACTTACAGGAACATCTCCTGGATATGTTGGTTATGAAGACGGATCTCCGTTTTTAAATAAAATTAAAAACAAACCATACTCGGTAATATTGTTAGATGAAATAGAAAAGGCACACCCAGAGATATTTAACGTATTTTTACAAATGTTAGATGAAGGGTTTTTAACTGATGGACACGGAAGAAAAATCAATTTTAAAAATTGTATAATATTGATGACATCAAACGTAGGTACAAAAGTTGTTCAAGATTTTGGTACTGGTGTTGGGTTTTCAACAAACACTAAAATAGAAAAGAAGGAAGAAGAGTTAAAATCTGTATTGGAGAAAGAGTTATTTAAAAAATTCGCACCTGAGTTTATTAACCGATTTGATGAGATAATTTATTTTAAAGACTTAAATGAGGGTGATTTATTAAAAATTGTTGATCTTGAACTTAAAAAAGTATTTGAAAGGGTAAATAATATTGAATTTGATGTTGAGGTTGACGATACCTTAAAGAAACATTTAATTTTGGTTGGTACCGACACAAGGTTTGGGGCACGTATTCTAAAACGTACAGTTCAAAAGTGGGTTGATGATGCGATAACTGAAAAAATATTATCAGATAACCCTGAGAAAGGTTCTAAATTCATTCTTTCATATAACGAAACGGAAAAGAAAACTGACGTTAAGATAAAAAAACCAACAAAAAGAAAAAAAAGTTAGTTAAAAGTTTTGGCAATTAAGACTAATACTATATATTTGTAACATAATCTTTAACCAATAAAAAAACCGATATGAAAAATTTAATTTTATTCTTTGTAGTTTTATTTACGTCATTTGTTACAAATAGCCAACTTTTAAAAGTTAAAATGCACAAGGCTAACGACTACTATGTTTACAACTATTTAAACCAAACAAATGATGAAATTGTTTCAGATCCCGATGAAAAGGAATTGAACATCAAAATGACTACAATAATTACTATTAACTTTACTGATAGTACTGTAAAGATGGAAAAAAATGGTTTAACTTATTTAGACCTTAAAGTAAAGATAGTGAAAACACCTAAAGGTACCTTTATGGTTAATTACGTTGAGTTCCCTTGGTCTTCATTTGAATTGTACCCCGACACTTTAAATCCTACGTTATCTTTTAGAATAGAAGAGGATTCATTCACCAATGTTATGGTAATTACCGATTTACAAATATTAGGTGAGAATTAATAAAAAAACCCACGTTAATGTGGGTTTTTTTATTTTATCCTTTTGATGGTTTAGTAGATGGAATTATACTAATAGTTGATGATAATTGTGGTCCTTGTCCACTAATAGACGGATTGATAGTGAAAAATCCTGTGTTTGTTGTCCCGTCTTTTCTAACTACCCAACTTGAGTATGGTGTCTGATCTTTTGCAACCATACCAAAAGTACCGCTATTCGGGTATAATCTTTGTTTTACATAACCAAGGTTTTCTAAGTTTGTTATCTCACCACTGCGGAGAGTGAATAAACTTACACCTCTAGTTATTGCGTTAACACCATCTGTAACGGTGAACCTATCGTCTTGTTTACTTTCGTCAAAATTAGTGTAAATCGGTGTATTCCAAACCCATATTGTACCAATACCATTAAAATAAGCCGAACCCACTTTAAATTCCGATTGTATAGTGGAACCTAAAATTGAGGGATTTGTTTGTTTTGCGGCATCGTTAAAAACAACAATAGTTTTACCAACCATACTATTAATATCACCACCTAAATATGATTTATACGCATTAATTATGTCTTCGTTTCTTGCGTTTTGAGGTAACGATGTACCCATAATTTGATTTAAACGATCTAACGTTTTGTTTGTTTGGGTAGCACCACTCTGTGGTGTACCTCCTGCAGGTTGAGCAGGTGCCGTTGGTGGTGTAGTTTGCTCACTTAAATATTGTCTTGAAGTTGCCGATCTATGCATTTCCAAAATTCTACTTTTTTCATTTTGAGTTAAACTTGATAATATATTTTTCATTAAATTTGGTTTTTATTATAAATATCGTAACTTTGTAAAAAAAAAAGGAAATTATGAATTTAGACAAATTTAAAGAATTATTATCGGTACCATCAAAAACATATCAAGAAGAAGATATGGTGGAGTACATTTGTTCTGAATTGGATAATATCGAAGGAGTAACTTACTACAGAGACGAAATGATGAACGTATATGCAACAAAAGGAAAACTTTCAGAAGGAGAGTCATACCCGATGTTTATTGCTCATACAGACACCGTTCACCAAAAAGTTGATAAGATAATCGTCAAAGAAGAAAACTTAATTAGACCCAATACTTTTGGTAAACAATTTAATAATAAAATGGTGCCGTGTCTAAAAGCATATACTGAAGACGGGAAACCAACAGGTATTGGTGGTGATGATAAATGTGGTATATTTATTTGTTTGGAACTTTTAAAGTCATTAGACAAAGTTAAAATAGGATTATTTGTTTCAGAAGAAACGGGTTGTCACGGATCATCAAAATGTGATGAAAACTTCTTAAAAGATGTTGGTTATATTACGCAGTACGATGCACCAGGAAACCATTTAATTTCCGAGATTTGCTCGGGTGTTCGTTTGTTTGAACGTGATGGTGAATTTTTTACAAAAACGTTAAAAGTTATTGAAGATACATTTGGAAATGAAATGATGATACAGTCACACCCATATACTGACGTTTCTCAGTTGAAAAAAAAATCTGACGTATCTTGTATTAATATGTCTTGTGGTTATTACAATATGCATTCAAACCAAGAGTTCATTTCAATTGAAGATGTTAAAAACTCAATCGAAATTGGTAAAAATATGGTAAAAGAACTTGGTTATAAAAAATATGAATATGTTTACAAACCAATTGTTTACACACAACAAACAGTTATGAACTCATTGATTGATTTTGATGATGACGATAACTATTCAGAAGAAGATATTCACCAATTGGAGAGTGTTGATGTGATTGAAGAAAAAGATGGCATTACAATTTCAGATATTTATGATGGTGCGTCACTTTTCATTACTGATGATGATTTACCTTACCTTTTTGAAATCTTAAAGAACAGACTTTTGAGTAAGTTTTAAATAGTGTTCTCTAAAATCTTGGACATCAAACAGACTTTCATTATTAAGTAGGTTAATTATATTATCTATAGTTGACCTACCTCTTTTCGATTGGTAGTAATAAGTCTTTCCTGCAACAAAAAAATCTATTTTTAAAGTTTCTGGATCAATTCTATTAAGTTTAATTTGGAATTTTTTATTTTTTGACTCAATCCATTCATTTAAACCTCCTATGGCACTTACCTTATTAATGACTTCAAGGTATTCTTCATTATACGAATCACTATCCCCAATAGATTTTTCAATTTTATCAAAAACGTAATCTAATTCCCTAACGTAAGTTTTATTAAATTCGTCTTGATCCCAACAGTAATGTTGTATTTCATAATATTCTGGAAGATGTTTAACGTTAGAATTTTTTATCCCCTCAAATAATAAATCTAAAAATTTATCATTTTCAGTACCAAAACGAGCAAATAATAAAATTGCAGAACCCCAATCCATTTCATATTTCCAAAAACAGTGTCTTTGTGAATAATTTTCTATACCGACATCCGTTAAACAATTACAGTAGGTTTCTGAAATATATTTAGGAGCACTATCCCTTACCGAAGCTACTTGTGCATCGACATACGCTTCCGAGATATTATCTTCAAACCCCAATGTTGATAAAAAATTAACAATTTCAGAAGTATCAGTATCAGAGATACTATATGTCCCTTCATTTACTTCAATATATTTACTAAGATGTGGAGCAACATAATTTAAAATTTCTTTTAATCTCATTAAACTTTCACTTTTCATCGAATTAATCATATACCCCTCTCTCCAATCATCTGATGCTCTATCATAAAATTCATCGTACCAATCGTAATAACCACTATACATATAGTTATAACTACTAGCTTCATATTCACCTTCACTACCCTCTTCATAATAATCAGGAAAAAAGAACTGTAAAAAATCTTTTAACCCATCAAAAGTAAATAATATCCCGTCATAAGTTATATCTATGTATTCTGAAAAATCTTTACCCTCTGAGTTATAAAATTCAACATCTGAAGGGTGTATTCTTCTTTTATTAAGTGCGAGGATTTTTTGAAAGTCATTCAACTCAACTTCCTCTTCTTGTTCGTATAAAAATCTTTTTTTAAACATATTTATATAAATATGTTGTATATCCAAAAGAAATACGTTATGTTTGTATAAGTTCTTTGAAAATAACATTACGATATATGGGTCTATATTGGAATTGACGGGCATTGGTTGAATAAAAGAAGCATGTAGGGACTGAATTAATCTCTTTAAAAACTGATTCACAAAACAACTGGCAATGTGCTAAACAACCTTGAGACTTTGGGATTAATCTCAACTCAAGAAGTGACTGTAGCTTAATAAGTTTACGGAAACGCGGGTCGACGGACATATAACCTAGGAACAGAAGTCTTTAAAAAGGTGGAATACAACTGAACCCGAAATCGAGTTGTCCATTGGTTGTTAGTTTACGATGGTGAAGAACAGACTAACTTTGTTTTTGGTCAAATATAAAACCAAATATTTTGGGGTATTAGAAAATACCAACCTAAACATGTAGTTGTCTTTTAAACAAGATGAGCCGGACGAGGGAGTCAGAGCCCTCTAGATCCACCAACTAATCCCACTATTTAATTATGGTGGGATTTTTTATTTTTAAAAAGTCAAGAAAAAGTTTGATATCGTTAAAAAAATTGTATATTTGTAGTATGAAAACAATCAAAACATACCTAACAAATTTACCAATCGGTGTAAAAACTATAGTTGGTATCAACTTATTCTTTTATTTGGTAAGTTGTATTTCTCTATTTATATTCTCATTTGATGTAAACCATCTTCTTGGTTTTCATCCAACACATTCTGGTGAGTTCAAATTCTATCAGTTGTTTACATTTATGTTCACACATACATACGACCCAATACATATTACAGTAAATTTAATTCTTCTTTTATTTTTTTCAGTATCATTTGAAAATAAATTTGGGTTAAAGAATTATTTTTTAATGTATGTTTTGTCTAGTATTTTCTGTGTTATGTCTTTCAACACACTTAAAAATTATGAGAATAAAGTTTATAAACAGGTATTAATTGATAATGGTATTTTTATTGAGAAATTGAATTCTGATATGTACGATAGTTTAGATAACAATAAACAAATATTAGTTAATAAATATGACGAAACATTCCGTTATGGTGTTGGTGCGTCAGGAGCGTTATTGGGGTTTGTTGCTTCATTCATCTTCTTTAACTTACAGAACTTAAAAAAGATAAAAATAATATTGATGTATGTTATTTCAAGTTATATATTGTATTTTACTTTAGAACCATTATTCCCATATGATTTTAATCGGAGTGGTCCATCAGTTGGTCACATTGGGGGTCTTGTTTGTGGATTACTTTATTCAATTTATTTGACAATAAAAAAGGGGAATTAATTTTCCCCTTTTTTTATTATTTAATTTCTTGGTTTAAATGTACCGTCATTAAAAGTTCTTCCTGGTGATTTACCCATCGTTGTAAATGATGATACTGACTCGCTTGGGTTAAATTGTTTTAAATGTCTTGTAATATCCATAATCATATTATTTAATTCTTGAGTACTTCCCAAACCAAATTGAGAATCTGCCTCTTTAGGTGTGTACTCCCAATCAGTATTAATCCAAGCCATTACACTTTTAAAACCCTTTCTTTTACAGTGATCTAAAACACTGTTATAATCTTCTTTGGTTTTTATTGTATAAACACCTCTAGCAATCATCTCTTCATCTGTACCACCCATATACGCAATACCATCCTCAATTAATTTAATTGCTTTTTTTGCGTTTTGTGTGTATCCACCACTTTCTTGTTCTTTAATAACACGTCTTACGATTCTTGCAAGATCAGATTCTGTTAATCTAATTATTTTTTTCATAGTTTTTTAAATTTATTTTTATTTTCTTTACATATAAATATATTGTAAAATAAAAAAGTTCATTATATTTGTCTTATGCAAACATTTCTTCCATATTCAGATTTTAAAAAATCATTAGAATCATTAGATAACAAACGTTTAGGTAAACAACGTGTAGAAGCTTACCAAATAATTAGTGCAATTACAGGTAGACCAAAAAAGAATGGAGAACCATATAAAGGTTGGACATCTCACCCTTGTTCTGTTATGTGGAGAGACTATGTAAACGCCCTTAAACAGTACTATAATGATTGTATTGATGTGTGGAAATCTCGTGGATTTAAAAACAATATGGAATATGAGACTATTGAGGGTGAATTTGTATTACCTCATTGGTTGGGTAACGAAGAATTTCACTTATCTCATAGATCCAATCTATTACGTAAAGATTTTGATTATTATTCAAAACACGGGTGGACTGATAATCCTGATGATCCGTATGTGTGGATGGATGATAAAGGTTTGTGGTATAAACAAATGGTTGGTACTAAAGAAAGAATGTATTTTGAATTAAACTATTCTTTATGATTACGTTGTTATAATCCAATTACGTGGAGAACCCGTTAAAAAACTTATTGCGGCTAAACCATCATATCCACCCGAACCTGAGTCTGGGGGATCGTTTGTTCCTCCAATATTTAAATTTACATTTGACCACCCCGTTGGATTATATGTTGTGTTTCCACTGAAATCAACTAATATATGGTTAACGTCTGCTACAGACATATTGTTATCTTGTAATTCAATTGTTGCACTACCTTGGGTTAATCCAGACACCATTGTTGCTCCTGATAATGGTGTGAAATCAACGTAGTTTAAGTCACAGTTAGATAGTGAAAATGCGTAATTTCCGCTAACGTTTAACACATTTCTAAAAAATTGTGTTGAGGATGGAAATATTATCTTAGTTAAATTTGGGTTATTCTGTAATCTCACAACACTAAGTGTTATACCACTACTTGACCCCCCCAATTTTGTTAGTGGAGATAAGTCCAACGTCCCCGATAATTGACAACTATAGATATCAAGTTGTGTTATATTTTGGGTACTTGATGTGAAAGTAACGTTAGTCAACCCACTATTCGAATAGAAGGTTAATGACCCACCCAACCCCGATAATGGCGTTAAATCTAAATTACCTGTTAGATTACAACTATTTGCAAAATATGATGTAAAAATTTGTGATGATGGTCCGTGTGTAATTCCTGTTAAATTTGGATTATTATTAACTTGGAATTGTCCTCCTAAACCAGATAATGGCGTTAAATCTAAATTTCCTGTTAGATTACAACTATTTGCAAAATATCTTGTAAAATTATTTGGTGACACTGAATGTGTTACATTTGTTAAACCACTATTACTCTGAATCCTAAAGTCACCACCAAGACCAGATAACGGTGTTAAATTTAAATTTCCTGTTAGGTTACAATTGTTTGCGTAATATGTTGTAAAATTATTTGGCGACGGTGAATGTGTTATTCCTGTTAAGCTTGGGTTAACATGAACGGTGAACGATCCGCCTAAACCGGATAATGGTGTTAAATCTAAATTTCCTGTTAGGTTACAACTATTTGCAAAATATAAGGTGATGTTTTGTGATGATGATGCGTGTGTTATACCTGTTAAATTGGGGTTCGAAAAAACTTGAAAAGTACCTGACATTCCCGTGTAAGGTAAATTTAAATTTCCTGTTAGATCACAAGAATATGCGGCATAACTACTAGTAATTCTTGATGTTGTGTTGTGTGTAATTCCAGTTAATAACGGGTTATTATTTACAACAAACGATTGAATATTACCGCTAATCGGTATCATATCTAAGTTACCAACAAGTCCGGTGTTAATAATTTGATAATTACCAAGTGTGTTTGACACATTTGGGTTTGTAACACCAGTTAGCATTGGGTTCGTACCTAAAAAAATCCCTGAACCGTTAATAAAATTTTTAAGAGGACGTAAATCCACATGACCAAATAGATTATCATCATCTAAACGTAAAACAGAAATGTTCGTAAAACTATTACCCCTCATTTCAATCGTTCTAATTCCGGTATCTGAAGTAAATCCGGTATATGTTATTAAATTTCCTGCGGTTTGAGTAATTCCTGAACCATTATCCAACCTCCAAGAAACTTGTCTTGAACCACTACTAAACGAAATGTTGGGATCAAAAGAACTTGTTGCCCCACTCTTTTGAAATGTTAAAACACTTCCAATATTATTTCTTGCAGCAAATTGTTGTCTACTCATATTTTAGTTTTTAAGCGTAATCGTTACCAACAGTCCAGAACATTATTGAACCATTATATGTGAATGTTAAAATATCAATGGCACTCGCATTTGATGTTAATATAATAGAACCACCACCACCATTCGCAACTCTATGTGTTGTTGACGAACCATTTACAGTTCCTAGTGTTAATGTCCTTCCACCAACACCATCTTGTCTAATTATGATAGTTCCGAAATCACCATTTCTAACGTTTGTTAAATTCAGCGTTGTTGTTGCCGTTAGTGTTGCTTCATAATTTGTTGATGTTCCAGATACGTCCCAATTTATTGTTGATCCACTACCAGAATTGTTATAGGGATTTACTGAAGAACCACCTGTAACACCCGTAACAGATATTGTATGATTACCACTTGTATTTGTTATTGAGATATTTGTACCGGCGGTTAATGCACTTACAGGTAAATTTTGGTATGTAGTCGCTGATATTGTATTTGCAGTTAAACCATTTGTAAATGATGTTGCACCTGTTACAGTTCCTCCAGTAAATGTTGACCCCCCAGTTATTCCCGTAACAGATATTGTATGATTAC